ACGTCTTCAGCGAGATCGCCTTCAACTGGACGAGCCGGAGCGCGTGTTACGAGAACGATCGCGTCGCGGTTGAACGCCATGTTCGCAGCGTAGCCGTTGCCGACTGTTACCGCTACGTCGCCCGCTACGTCTGCCTTCAGACCGGGAGCCGCGATAGTCACGTCACCAGCCGCGAGAGCTGCTGTTACGACGTACTTGTTCGCGTCACCAGCGAAAGTGATTGTATCACCCGCCAAGATAGTGCCAGTACCAGTCTTGAGAGAGATAACAGTATCGCCCTCAGATGCTGCGCCGTCTGTGACGTAGTTTGCGCCAGTGCCCTTAGTGTGAGCATTGATTTGCGCAGACTCGCGGATGTCCATGCCAGCAGTTGAGAGCATAACGCCCTGACGTAGCATAGAGTCGTTGCCCTGAACGTCGATGCGGCTTTGCAGACCGAGCATTGAAGCGCCAGCAGCAGAGCTTACGACGAGCTGGTTACCAGTCAACGGTGCGCCGTTGTCTTTTAGCAGCTTGAGAGCGAATGAAGCGTCGCTGAAATCGCCAGAAGTACCGAATGGAGTAGTGCCGGGAGTTCCGTATGCGTTAGACGCCTGAGAGTAAAGCGCAGTGAGATCCGCTTCAACTTCGTTAGTCAGAGTGCGCATCGCCTGAGCGAATTGGTTCTGAAGGATGCTGTTGTAGCCCGGGCCAGTGTTCAGACCGCGCTGCTCTTCGCCGTTGTAGCGGATTGCCACACCACGAGACTTCGAGATGCTCAGAGTCTTGTTAGTGATTATCTGGTCGCCAGTGTCGGGAGCTTTCTGCGCTGGAGTAATGTCAGCAGCAGCGGAGCTTGGAGCAACTGCGCTACGGATTGTTTGACCTTTTGCCGCACGCTCTGCATTCGCATCGAGTGTTACCGCTGGGATCATACCGACCAGTTCACGCGAAACGGTATCAAGCGCTTCGTATAGATCTGGAGTGAGATTGGTTAAAGTGTTAGCCATGATTTAAATACCTTATTAGTCAGAGATGATGCCGCCGTCTTTCACGAACTGCATCTTTTTGGATGCCGCCAATTTGTCAAAGTCGGCTCGATTAAGTGATTTCGTAGCCCCGCTACTTGCAGAACTCGTCGCGCCACCCCCGGTAGCCGATGAGCCGTCAACCAAAAACGGAAATTCTTTCGCCAGATGATCCATCAGTGCGGATGAGTCTACTTCCATCCCGCCCACTAAGAATTGAACCTTCTCGCCGTCGTGCCGAGCATACCGTGAAGCATAATCGGCCAATACCTCCGCCCGTTTGGCGTCTGACTTCGCAAGTTGCGAGCCGATACCGCGTGCAGCGATATTTATGTCTTTCTGTTGGATCTTTGTCGTGAACTCTTGCAGCTCTGCGTCTTTCTCGGCGAGCTTCGCCTGAGCCTGTTCCCAGAGATTCTTGAACTCGCCCTTTTCTTGAGCGGTCTCCATCTCTTGCTGCTGTTTCTGCGACTCTAATTCTTTCGCACGTCGCTTCGCATCTTTCGCTTCGTCCATTAACTGCTGGACTTTGCTTTTGAGTCCGCTGGTATCCTCCGGCTGGGGAATGCCTTCGACTCTCAAGATATATCGATCACCGTCCTGTTCATAAAGAGATTGAACTGCTTCGTCGAGACCTTCGAGATCTTCGACTGCGTATTGTAAGCCCATGCTGTACCCCGTACATTTTTATGCTGCCCCGCAGCGTTGCGTGAATTATAGCACTATTCGCCAAAAGTGAACATATTTGCCAAATTTTAGCGAATTTAACCAGTCAAAACTTCCGACTCGGTTTCTATCCAGACCTTCGCCCCGCACGAAAGCGGTTTTTCCGGGCTATAAACAACCGTGCTCGGGCCGTTTATCTGAACTTGATTGCACTTTATGTTTTGCTTGTAGGTTTTCACCGTAAGAACTGGCAGGTCTTGGCCTTTGCTGTTTGCTCTAATATGGTGCTGATTTACATGAATTTTCGTTTTCATTTACCCTCCGCTATATCGTAGTCTTTTTTTAGTATCGCCAGAACGCCCTTTTCTAGTTCCGGGAACTCTTTGGCGACTTCGAGAGCATCATCGAGCGAATAGTAAACGTCTGAGATAGTCTCGTCCGGGTCTATTAGATCAAGATCCAAAATCTTTGAATTGCTTTGCGTATTCGGCATTCATCAAGTCCCCTACTTGTTTCGCCAATGGTCTCGGCGTTGGATTGTTAATATATTCACCCCAGCTCTCGGCGATGAACTCGGCGATATTCTTGTTTCCGTATCGGCTCAGAACTTCGCCCATGTTCTCCCGGTTTTCCCTAAATAGTTTCTGTAGATCGGGGTTCTTGCTAAGCCCCAGCATATAATCTATCTGGTGACCGATCTCGTGATCCATTACTGATCGAAGAGTAGCGGTTCCCTCTGGATGCCATTTACTTTCGACATCTTTAGCCAGAGATGCTTTGAATTTATCGACTGACGCTTTCTTACCCCATGCTTCGTTATAAGCGATGCCGTCCACGTCTTTGAAGAAATCAGCATTTATTCCGCGATTTTTATCTCTAGCGAATGCGTAAGTCTTCCCCGATGTTTTTGTTTTCTTTGCGTATTTTTTGGCGATTGCATATTTCTGTTCTTCGCTTTTGTTTGGATACATTGATCTCACTTGGAAAAGCGTGTATTGAAAATTGCCTTCATTCCAGAGTCGTCCGTTCTCTTGCGCTGATCCGATGAAACTCATTCGCCCCTTTAGAGCGGGCATTCGCTCGATGTTCTCTAGCATCGATTGATTCATCTCATTAGCGATAGCGACGTCCAGTTTGCCGAACTTAGCAACTCTCGCCAGATCATTATCGATAGCGAACTTCTCTGCTTCTTTGATCGTCTTAGCCGGAACGAACTTCTTCGCTTGCCCGGGTATCTTGCCAGTGCCCGGAGTCGGCTTCGGAACGACCTTCGGCGTCTTGCGCACATTTGTCGCACCGTCTAGCACTTGTAGCTGCTTCAGAGAGATCGGATTGCCGTTAGAATCCACAAAATCATCCAGACTTAGCTTTCCGGCCCTGAACATCTTTGCCCGCTCCAGCCCCAGAACTCCGTTTTGAAACTCTGGCGACTGATCTTTCAGCCATCCGCTGTAGGTTCGCTTTGCTGATACTGGCCCCTGAACGCTGGCCCGGGTTCCTTCGAGTCCTCCTTCTTGATACTCATCCTTTAGCACCGGGACGCGAAGAGATCGGCAGTTCCAATGGCGCGGAGTGAATGGCGGCTCGTCGAACCCGAGTATCTTGCCATCCAGCGCTGCGCAGCCGATCGTCGTGCGGCCATCGAGAACCGAGACGTACTCTTCGCCCTTCAGAATATCGTCATTCGCCCGGTTTACTGCTGAGCGAGCCTCCGACGAGATGTGATTGACGCTAGTTCGAACCAGCGCTTCGGCTTGTCGTTTGTGTTTATTCGTAACACTTGCGATCTGCCGGGTCAGCGATTGAACCGTCGAACCTTCAACCACTCCGCGCTGAATCGTTCGAGTGATCTCTGCTGCTTTGTCTTTCGAGAACTGCGTCGCCGCTTGGCCCAGTGTTAGCGACTGAATCGTGCTTCCCGCTTTGCCGCTGATTGCCAGTTGCATCGGAGCCTGAGTCACTAACGCCCTAAGTTGCTCGGATGCCGGAAGCGTAACCGATGCCGCTGCGGCCGTGTTCATCGTCTTTACGGCGAACTCTGCCTCATACTCCGCGAAATCTGCGGCGTTATCGGTTATTCCTTTGCTCAGTTTTTCCAGAGCGTCGCTTTGTAGCGCTGTTATCTGGTCGAGCTTTCGTTGCAGCGACCGACTTTCTGCCAGAGAATCCACGCCGTCGAGCTTGCCAAGAATCTCGGCCTGAGCATCGTCGAGATACTTGACCAGATCTTTCACCTGCCCGCCCGCGTAGCGCTGGACGTATATCTGGTGCTTTATCCCAGCATCCAGCAGATAGTCGTTAGCACTCATTTAGAGCGGCGACTCCTGAGTGATATCCGAGAGAATGTCTTCCGGCGTGCCTTCGGATTGTATCCACCCGGCATCGATGAGACGGCGCACGATGTCGATCTTCGGCATTACACCCGCGTCGCTGCCCTGAATCATTGCCATAATCTCCTGCGGCGCGATAGTGTCCGCGTAGAAGTCGTCATTCAGAGAGAATACAATCTCGGCATCTGTTGGCGAGATGAACGCTCGGCAGTCATAGAGAACTGCGGTAAACGCTTCGTCGATATTGCCGACCATCGTATCGAGCATCGAGTTCTCGGAAGTCGCTTGGATGCGAGCCTCTTCGGCTGTCCGCTGCCCGGTCTTCGTAATGATCTTGGCTCCGATCTGAACCATCATCTGCTCTTTATGGGTCATCTCAGTGCCGATCGCACTAGCTGAACCCAGTTGCAGTAGTTCTGCTTTGCCGCCCTCAGAGAGTATCAGACCAGCGTTCTCGCCGACTGTAATGCCGCCCGGGTTCGCTGCTTGGAATGCTTCTGGACTCATATCAGTAGAGACGACCAGAGTACCGCCGCCGTGAACCGAGAGATTGTTCTCCTGATCCGCTGAGTTGCGGAAGTGCCCGATATTCACCCGGGCGATGTCGTACAGAATCGGCTCGTCGACATCCGGCAGATTGTCCCGGCTTCCGATGAAGTGAAACGGGATGTAGTCGAACGGCTGACCGCTTGCGCCACGAATTACGATCTCTTCGGTGATTGCGTCGCCGTTCTCGTCGTATAGCTGCTGCGTGTACTGCTGGCTATCGTTGAGCCTGAGAACCCGGAAGCGATCCACATAGTCCCAAGTGAATTCGTCGTAGTGAACTGGCGAGTTCTCTTTCAGCACTAGCATTCCGAGCTGGCGGCGACCGTTTAGAACGTGAACGTGCCAGTTGATAATCGACTCGGCAGTATAAGTCGCAATGTGCGGCTGTAGCTTCATCCTGCGAACTTGCTCGACCGTGAGATCTTCGTCGACCATCGGATAATCAGCCAGCAGACCGAATCGCCCGGTCTCCATTACCTCATCCGCTGCGAGCTTCGATACTTGCGTCAGTGACTGCCCAGCGCCGTCGGCGTTCTCCAGCATGAATTCCATATCTGGCGGCAGCTCGATGCGCGGCGGCAGACGAAATATCGCGCCCTTCAGCCCTTCGCGCGTTCTGCCGGTGTAGTTCGTATATATCGCCTTCTCGACGCGATGGTAATACTGGTCTTGCTCTTCGTGAGTACGTCGCATGATGTAGTGCCGAGCATCTTCGAAACTCAAGCCTGTGGCCGCGTTGCGAGTCAGCTTCCACTTATCTACGTTCTTGTTGTACTCAGCATGGGTTTCTGAAACTGGCATATATTCACCTATACGCTGAAATTTATCGGTATGTGAGCCACTGGCTTCACGATTGGCATTTCGTATGCGATCGGATACGTCGCCGCATCGATTGCATGATCTAAACCTGAATTCTTGTCTGGCATTCCGTTCTTATCGTAAGCGAGCTGCTCGAACGATTCTGCCACTCCTGTACATTTTAGCGCATTTATGTATAGCAAACCATTTTCGAACGCTGCGTTCGTAGCCATCACTCGGTCTTTGATTGCCGGGTTCGACTTCTTCGCTCTGACCGAGAACCCTGCTTGCTCGATGAGAGCAATGTCGGACGTGCTGGCGTTTACGGTCTTTCTGGCCCTGCCCGAAGCATCCGGGTAAATCGTGACGTGATGGTCTGCGTAACGCTCAGAGATGATTCGAACCATGTCCGGCGTGTCGTACATATCAATCAGTTCATCTACGGCGTGCCACTCTTCGCCCCGGCGTACATAGACCACGGCGCATTGCTGAGTGACGTTGAAGTCGCAGCCGATGAATAACGGCTCGCCATCTTGGATTTCTTCGTGTGAGTTGCAGTCGTGCCGAGAGTACCCGCAGTAGACCGTGCCCTGTGTCAAATTGACGAACTGGCCTTCGAGATACGCCGTCAGCAACTGATCCGGGTAGATATCGCGCAGCGACTGAATATAGCCCTCCGGTAGATGCGGATTCGAATGCGTCGGCGCTTGGATGATCTCGTAACCCGGCTGCGGGTCTTTCTTCCACGCCTCATAGACGAATCGGAAACCTTCTGGCGTCGTTGTCACGCCTATGGTGTTCGGCTTCCCGGACGGCTTGTGCTGACGGTTACGGGCGATTACTTGTCGCCAGACGTGTGATGCGTTGGTCTTCGAGAGCGTATCTAGCTCGTCGATGTCTGCATCCGCGTGTTCGTAACCCACAATTCTGTTCGGGTTCTCCATCGAGCGGAAGATTATCGAGCCGTGACCAGCGATCGTGATCTGGTTGATCGGAGTCTTTTGCAGCCTATACGGAAGCCCCATCGCCGTGAGTATCTCTTCGAATCTCGGCCACGCGATAACCCGGATCAGATCGTAAGTCGGCTCGTAAAAGCCGCGATTCGTGCCCGGGTTCGAGATCAGTCCGAAGATAGACCGCAGAATAGCCGCTTCAGTCTTGCCAGCGCCGAATCCAGCGACGAGCGCCGGGAACCGAGCCTCTGAGACCATGTAGTTATACTGCGGCAGCGTCGGCCTAATTTGCGCCATCTGGCTTCACAATTTGCAGAGTAATATTGTGATTGCCGAGATCTTGATCTGCTTCGCGCCATCCTGCTTGCGTCTTCAGATAGAAGATCGCTGCCGACGTGTTACCGTCTTCGGCTTGCATGATGAGAGACTGGCCCATGCGACTGATTGCTTTGGCCTTTCCTCTTTTATACGCATCAGAAACATCTGGCTGACGAGCTTCTATCTCCCTGAGAGTTGTGTCAGAGATGCCCATATGGTCGGCAAGTTGCTTTTTGGATAGCACTGCGGCCAGCGCTTCGACCTGTGCGATTTGAGTGTCATCGAATACGATTAGCGGACGACCACCGCCGTCGCCCTGATTTCCTTTCTTCATTTGCAGCCCCGCGCAATGATAGCGACGCCCCAAGCATCGCACCCGCAGAGTATAGCACAATCAGAGCTTATAGAATAAATGGCTTCCGATGGCCTGAGTCAGCTCCCCGGCGTGAGACCAGTACGGATTGACCGACTTCGCGTGATAGTGAGTTGCCCCATGTGTTACCGGGACGAATTCACCGTTTAGCGCTTTGCTTGCTACCAGTAGAGCAGTTCGCCAAGATTCATGGTCTCTGACCGTCTCCGGCTTCCTGTCGCAGTAGAAGGTGAACTGACACTGGTGCTTGATCGGATGCCCGCCCCAGTATCGCCCCTGCTTAACGACCGAGCAGTGATCGTCCGGGAACCGAGAGTCTTGAACACGATTTTCGATAACCTCTGCGACCGCTATCAGCCCGGCGATTTGCTGCTCTCCCCGGGCCTCAAAATAAACAGCCATTGCGACGCATAGCAGCGGGCTAATCATTAGAAGAGATCCAGAGATTGCTGTTTTTTACCCAGCCAGACCGGAGCAGAGTTAAACGATTCAATTCTGGCCGCTATATTTGATGCCCTTTGCCCGGCAGATGGCGGCGCATACATACCGAACCGACTTAGCTGGTTATTATTTCTGGCAGCATTAGTGCTATCGGCAGATGCTAATGGCAGATTGGTAAATATACTCGGATCGAGCATTCTTAAGCCGTGAAGTTTAGCTCTTGGCCGTCCTTCTGAGTCGCAGCAGACACTCATTGCTTCACCCATTCTCGCCCACCATCCCTTTGTGTTCGGAGTAGCCCACTGCCCAGAACTGCCGATTGCTACCCACTCGAATCGGTCGATCATCCATTCCAGCCACTCCAAACTCTCGTGAAGATGCCAGATCGGAACGCCTTTTGCTCTTAAGCCCATTCTGAGCCATTTATTAACGAGCTGAACATTCTCTTCCTCTGTTCCGTCGATCTTGTCTGGAATTAAACACCAATCAAAATTCGGATGCCGATAGAGAGACTTTACCCAGTCCGCATAAGCGTCGAAGTCAATCTCGCTTCCAGATTTCTTCCACTCACTGAAAGCCCCGTTATCGAGAACAAAAGATTGGCAGTTCTCCAGAACCACATTTAACTGCTCTGGATGCGCAATACTTACCAGCCCATGCCTACCTCTAAGAAGTTCCGCTGCGTCTGTTGTTTTACCGCCGATTGGCGTTCCGTGATACTTAATCACTTTTCTGCGCCTTCTTTTTGTCTTTTTCCACATTTTCACGCGGTTTAGACTTGCCGAATATCCGGTCGTAATTATCGTCGAACTTCTTCCGGTCGACTTTTCTCGGCTTTGAGCCTTTGCCGCCAGCCCATGATCCGTCGCTCATTTCCCTGCCTCCCCGAATCCTACTTCGAGCCGCGCTCTGGTGAGCTGAATGCGGCGCTTCTTTGACACCCTGAATTGGCCCTTCCAGAGAACTATGTAGTAGATCGCCCGGTCTGTCTTGGCGCACCACTCGGCTTCCTCCAGAGCGTCTTCGAACTTATCGAATAGAATCATTTTTGCACTCGTAAGTGATCGAAAATATCTCATCTTCGACCTTTATTAGTTGCTCGGATAACCAGACTCGGCCGTTGAGATTGCACGTTGCCTCAGTCGGGAACTCTCTAGTTTCGACGCTAGTCTGCCCGGCGATTATTATTTTGAGAATTAGAATCCATTTCATATCTTCGCAAACTCCGTTTCGAAGTCAGCGATCAGCTTGCCCATCGCTCTGAGTTCCGGCATCTGGACGTTTATGTCTGGTTCCCCGGGCGATTGATCTATGCCGAGATTATCGTCCCAGAGACGCCATGCGAGATGCTCGTACTTGCAGAGAATGCGAGATGCGTTATTTATGAGCCTTTTGCGCAGTTTAAGTACCACTGGTGACTCTTGATAGTATTCGCGGTCAAAAGCGAGCAGATAGAGATCTCTGGCGATCTCAGTGTCTCCGTCGATTGCTTCATACAGATACGACGTATCGGAGTAATCTTCGATGAGTCGAACCGTATTGCGTAGAGCAGAGAGAGATGGGTCGAACTCGCCAAATTGAATATATTGGTCGACGTTCGCTTCGATGTGAGCTTCGATAGCTCGGTTGAGTTTTGCAGTGATTTCCATAATTTCCTCCCGGGAAAATTTTAGTCTTCAAAATCGCAGTTATCTGCGAGCCATTCCAGTCGATCAATTTCCATGTCGTTCGCGTCTTCGTCTTGCTCGTCTTGCCACCGATCCAGATCGGCGTCCAGTGAATCCCTTTCCATGCTTGTCTCCTATACCAGCAGCAATAGATTGTTTTTGCGAGCGTAATGTCTATGCTCGTCCGTATCTTCGAACATCTCGGAGTCGAATACCAGTTCTTTGCTGTCTTCGTTCTGGCGCAGAATGCCAACGATTCGAACCTTTTCGTGAACCGGGTTCTCTTCTGAGACTTTGTACAGAAACAGAGAATCGCTTACCGCCCAGACGTTGCCGTCGTCGCCATTAAAGTATTCGATCTTCTTCTTCGATATAAGCGGCTCCAGATTCTGCCACTTAGTTATAAGCCCGATCGGCAACTCCATCGCATTCGGGATTGCTTCCTGTCGATGCGCTGCCTGAGACAGATTCTTCGCCCTGTAGATCGTTATCGCTTGCATTTGCTTCGCCCCTAATTATCCAGAGTTCATTCATTTTTGAGTTTAGATCCTTACACGGATCGCAGACGGATGCCCGAATCGGCAAGTGAATGCCGCAGATAGAGCAGTTCCGGCCATTGTTGTGATATTTCATTTTCAGCCCTCACAATTAATACCCTGATTATACGCGGGCCAGCCAAACTCGCCATTAGTCTCGGCGAATAAAGCGGTCATCGAGCAGTAATCAGCTTCTTCGATGCTGGCTTCGTCTGCGTCCGTAGCGCCGACAATCAAAAGAGCCGTGAAGACCAAAAGAATCGCAGCGAGTGCGAGAGTGTTAATAATGAGATCGCGTTCTGTCATGAGTGCCTCCCGGCGAGAAGCGCCCCGAAGGGCGCGATTGAATTAGATAAGATTTTTCGACTTTGCGGCTTTCCACAATAACTCGTCGAAATACTCTACGCAGCCGCGATAAAGAGTGCGATCTTTTGGATAAAGCTGCTCTTCGAACATGATTTGCTCTATAAATTGAGCCTTATTTTGCGCTACTGCATATTCGCTCAAATTAACGCTCTTTGCTTCTAGCTCTATGCGATCAAAAACGTCCATTTTATTCTCCCGAAAGATGCGCCCCGAAGGGCGCGATTGAATTAGCCTATCAGCTCGATTCGGCCATCCCAATCTCTAAAATTATCGAATGGAACGTAGCCAGTGTCGCCGACGCGATCGTCGCCGTTACCTTCAGACTCGATCTTGATAGTGAATCCTTCAAAAACATTCTGGCCAGTGCGCGGATGCGCGATCATGCCTTTCGCTATAACGCGTCCCTGAATAAATTCTTCTTTAGTTGAAGCGAAGTCGTATGCGCGAATTACTTGGCCGATGTTTGCGATGTTTGAGTTGTTCATGTCTTGCTCCCGTTGGTGTGTTTCCGTTGCTGTTGGGTATTTTATACACCAGCTAAAACTAAAAAGGAACACTTTCGTTCAAAATAAATCACACTTTCGTTCACTAAATTAAAACTTGTTATATTTCCGAGACTTAGCGGCAGCAATTTGCTGCGATTTTATCCAGTTTGCGACCTCCGGGACGATTTCTGCCTTTAAATTTACCGATAAACCCTTCGGCCAGACTCCAAATCGCTTCTTGTACTTGTGCGATGCCCAGCCGTCTTTCCATCCTTTCTGGCGAGAGTGCCGGAGCAGATTCGAGTACCACATAGACTTCTCGGCTTTCGTCGGAGCCGCTGGCTTGTCGTCGATCCTGACTAGCATCGTGCTATCTGATTCGAGCCGCTCGGTGATTGTCAGCTCGTAGCCGCAAGCGCATCGAAGGCCCATCATGATTTTCTGACAGCGCGGGCACTCTCTGGTCGATCCATCTGCTTTCTCTTTTTTCTTGAGCTGATTTTTCTCAGAGAATTTACGGTCGCCAGAGTCGAGTTCTGATACTTCCATCGTGTGAGCGTAGCCGAACCTGCCGACGTTTCCGGCGTGATCGAGATAGATGCTATAGGGCTTCGACTCGTGCAGCCTTTGAATTCTTCCCGCTTTTTGCTGGTACGAAATAGCCGATTTCGTTGGACTACAATCGATCAAGCATCTGGTCTGCGGACTGTCGTATCCGACTCCGAGCAGCTTGGAGCAACTGAGAATCTTAAACTCTCCGGCTTCGTGTCCCCGGTAGAGTTCCGCTCTCGTCTTCTCGTCGGTATAGCCATCGATGTGCTGCGCTGAGATTCCCGCAGCCCGGAACATCTCGACCAGATACTTTGAGTGCTTAATCGATGGCGAGAATGCGATGGTCTGAGAGTTCTCTCCGTGTTCGAGCCAGTTGCGAATAATATCGCCAGTGAGATGCTGGTCTTCTTCGGTCGCCCGGGCGAGATCATTGGGATCGAAGTCGCTGCCGCCTGTCGAGAGAGCTTTCGCTTTGAGTCCCTTCGTGTCGATCTTCGCGCCGCCGTAGTAATGAACCGGGGCGAGATAGCCCTGCTCTAGTAGATCAGCAGCGGTACACGGAATGACTAGATCGTCCCAGAATTTTTGTAAGCCCTTCGAATATGGGGTCGCGCTCAATCCCACGAACTTGACGTTTGAATAGCGATCCATCAGATCAGTGACTGTTTTCCACGGCGTATGAGCTTCGTCGACGATAGCGAAATCGAACTCTGGCGGTCGTCTGCGCCGAGCGATGGTCTGGATAGATGCGATCTGAATTTGCTTTCTCGGGTCTGTTCTCCAGTGATCGGCTTGAATCACTCCGAAGTCTAGTCCCATCGCTTCGAATGCGTCCATCGTCTGCTCGACGAGCTTCACGCGGTCTGCGAGAAAGATAACGCGCTTGCCCGGGCTTCCGTCTGGTCGAGTCGCCGCTGCGCACTTCATCATATACGCCGCCGTGATCGTCTTCCCGAACGAGCAGCAAGCCGCCAGCATTACCCGGCGATTGCCCTGCTTGAATGACTCCCGGATCATTTCGATCGCTTTTATCTGGTGATCTCTCAGTTCCATAATCGCCTCCCGACGAACATTTTTGTTGGTTTTCTAAACGACGCGCACGCCCCGTCTTTTTCTCCCATAGAGGCCAGCAGCTCTATCCTACTGCTAGTCCCTACGTTCGCCGAAGCGACGGCCAACTGGCCGGATACTCAATATCCCGATCCACAATGGTGAATCGACTCCCCGCTCAATTTCTTGAGCTGCGGCATTTGGATAAAATCTCTCGCACTCTGCCGAGTTTAACTCTATGGGCGCGAGCCGTCAGACGGGAAGGACGGGCATCGCTTTATTTGAGTGCTTGATCGTCGCCTTTCGGCCGCTGTTTAAAGCCCCAGCTCGGCATATTCGAGAGTTTCGGTCTGAATTCATCGCACCGATCGGCATATTTCGCCGATTTGTAGTCAGATTCGCTATATATTGGGGTATTTCTTGACTCGATACACTATCAGTTGCGATAATTCCTGCATCGGAACCCGATGGGCTAATCCTGTAGCGTATCGGCCAGAGTCCCAATAACTCGTCCGACTGGTCGTAGTATATCTCCACTGCGTTCCAAAAAGAAGCCCCAGACCTCCCGCTGGGGCTTTTTTTATCCCTTCTCGCTCAGACGCTTAACCATCAGCTCGCGATTCTCTTTCTCTTTGGCGTGCTTCACTCTTTCGTTGCGAATATCGAACGACGCATCGTGAATATTGAATTTCTCGGTAATCGCACCGGGTTCCATCTGGCGAATCTTGCCGCCACGGGCCATATACTCGGCAATATGCTTGTCGAGAATGGCTCGAATCTCGTCTTTTTCTTTTCTTTTATCAATCAAATCTTCATCCTCAAACATAGCGCTCTCGCCCTACTTTAGAGACAGCTCCCGCTCTCGCAGTATAGCCTGATCGAATGCTTTGCAATCAGTGCAAAACCATCCGACTCGATACGGCTGATAAGTGTCATCTGTGGATCGGTGATTAAACCCGACAACTTGCTCCATAATACTGCCGCAGATACACGACTTTGTGCTGAAATCATCGGAACTTTCTTTCATAAAATTTAGCTCTTTTTGTAAATATGCGTTTTACCCGATCGAGATACTCGGCATCGAATCGTCTTGGCGAGTTGTCCTGCTCCAATCGCTCGACGCGATCCATTCCAATTCTCTCGATCAGCCCTGCCCGGTATCCTACTACATTCCCCGATAGATACCGATTGCAATAAGCGAGCTGGCTGTGGCAGTTGAATAAATTAAATTTAAGCCCGGGAGCCGATCCCCTGCTTCGGTAGTGTCCGGCATCGACTGCGCCTCCGTGCTTTATATCGCCCTGAGAGCGCCCGCAGCAGATACACGGCTTTCCCCTGTCTCTCGCTCTTATGTAGCGGTTAAAAGCCGCCTGAGCGTCTCTCATGCGGTCTGAGCGCGTCTTGAGCCGTTCCTTCGTCTCTTTTACGACCTTCTTCTCTGCGGATCGGTGAATCTTCTTCGCTGCGGAGCTTCGAGAGAACTCGATCAGATGCTCCATCGAGCAGAATGCTTTCAGACTACCAATCACCGCTGATTCGGCTTCGACCTTCTTTCGGCATAGTGAGCAGCGTCTAGTCCGCATTTTTTAGACCGAGATGGTCTGCATACGGCTTGAGATACTTTCGCCAGAACTCCAGTTCGACGGCGATCAGCTCGTTATATGTCTCTTTGACCTGCTGGCGGTCGAGATTAGCCAGCCCGATCTTCAATTGGTCTTCGGCTTTGTGTACTGGTTCGAGTAAGTGAGCAGCCATAGTGCCTCCAAGTATAGGGGCGCTTCTATCCAATTAGAGCGCCCCTGCTTATTTACGATTTTGAAGAATGATTTCGAGCCTTTCCATATCGGTGAGATCTCGAATATAGGCGACCTGAGCGTCCACCTTCTCGGTGAAATTATCTGTCAGATCTCCTTTTTTTACCGGGAACCCTACTTCCTCCCAATAATCCGTTTTTTCTGCGAACCCGAGAAAGAAAATATCGTGATCGTTGGCGTATGTGAAGACGTAAAGATCGCAATCCTGCCCGCTCTGAGACTGTGGAATTCGCACCGTATAGTCTTCCAGCGGTTCTCCGTGAGTCTTTTTGGTCTTTATATCTATTCGATACCCGCCAACAATAAAGTCGCAGTCGTATGACTCTCCAGCGCAATAATCGAAGTCTATATCCAGATCGATTAACCATCTGCCAAACGCCATTTCCCCAATTGTCCCGGGGATCTGGCCGGAACCGTTCTGGAGTATTGTCGTCGAATTAAACGCTTTATTGGTGTGCTTTATGTGAGCGTAGTTAAGCCACGGCAGAGTTATATGGTATTTAATCATTTTTACTGGGCCACTCCGGTATTTTGATTCCATGCGTTTGCGCCAGATGGCGAGAGATTGTTTCGTAAATCTTGCTATATTGGCCGCGCTCCGGGTCTTTAGTAGACTCTTCGCCGACCATTATCCGCTGAATTGGTCGCCAGAGATGATCCTTTGCCGAGTTTACCGTCCACGGAATATCGACGTTCGGCTTCAGCGTCTTTTTCATGTCCAGCCCGGCGTCGTTTAGCGTCTGCGCGACCTGCCCGAGCCAGAGATGCAATGCGCTATTCTGCGCCATCGTTCTCGGCTTTGCGGTGCTGTACTGAATGGCGATGTGCCCGTGCTTCTCGAATAGCTCTTCGATGTGCGCGACGAATAGCTCTTTTGATTTCTTATCTTTAACCGTCCAGCCTTCCATATCAGTCTCCCATCTGATCCGCGTAATCTGTCCCAATCTGCCCGGGTATATGAACTCGGCAGTCAATGTCTCGGTGCAAGCGTTTTGCCAAATTGAATGCAACTGCTTGCCCGGTAAACGATCTATCGGCGTCTGCGAATATGTGCAGCGTCGCCACTTGGCTCGGCGGCTCGAACTTCTCCAGCATTCCAGCGGTCGCAGCGGCCCAGCACGGAATCTTGAACTTGTGCATGACCGCCAGAGCTGTCTCGACGCCTTCGGCTATTCCCATCTCGGCGTAAATGTTTGTGAGACGTATCGCGCCGCCAGTTGTCGGTCTGCATGGCGGCATGATTTTCTTCGCAGACGGAACGAGCGCTTTCTGTCCGTTCGCTGTCAAATATGTGACGTGCATCGTCGCCGGAAGTCCGTTCCTGTCAGAAAAAACACACACCATCGCCGGATGCTTACCGAGAGACTTGCCGCCGTCCCAGTATTCGAGACCGGGATGGAATCCGATTTTCTTGCAATTCGCCAGACCGCGATTTCGCAGATAGAGAGTCTTAGCGTTTATCTGTGATTCGTAATCGAGACCGCGACGGATAGATTCCAGACGCGACTTATTCTTGGCGAGATCTGGTTCGACTGGCTTGCTCGGCTTTATGTCGCCGACCATCTCTTTGATCTCCTGCGCGACCGCTGATTTGCTCATCCCGGTAATCTCTGCCGCTAGATCCCAGCCGGAGCCGTTGCCGCACTGATTGCAAAAGTATTTACCGTCGCCATTGTGATTGGTGAATCTGAATCGATCTTTGCCGCCGCACATTGGGCAGGGCGCGTGCTTACCGTTTAGCAGCGCTTGATCGATGCCGAGCCTTCCGAGAATCTCTTGCCAGCGATTGCGCGAGAGCTGCATTAGATCATTCATAATAGTTCGTCATGATACAAAGCCAAAAAATCAACGAGACTGAGATTAAATACCGCTGCAATTTCGACGGCCCGAGACAATTTTATGTCTTCGCTTTTCTGCCAGCGAGAGACTTGCTGCGGAGCGACTCCGATTTCTTTTGCTATATCGGAAATCCGCGTATGCGAGCCAGCTTGCGCTGCCCGGATCGCTTTGCCGAAATCGACCTTTTGTGACATAGTATTCTTGCTCATTGTTACTTTCCCCGAAGTAAGAGTATTGCCCGGTGCAGTTATTAGCTTCTGCACCGGGCTTTTTTCATGCTAGAACGGTATATCGTCCCCGAATGTTTCGTTATTGTCGCTTTTTTGTTGCGGTTTTTCAACTGGAGCGTCCTTCGCTTTAAACTTCAGATCGAACGATGGCGATCTCTCATGGTCGCTTTTATTGCGGAACACATTCACCCAGTAAGTCTTTCCGTCGATCTCGCAGTCGCCCTTCAGCACCATATCTTGATCGTGACGCTGTTCGTGCTTCCATAGACCGCCCTTCATGTTGTTATTATATTCATTCATTTTTACTTCCCCTTCATCTTGGTTACATTTTCGTCGATTGTCTCGACGGCTTTGGTGACTATCGCTTCGAGTTCAGCGATATACTCTTCATCCCGCGTGACTCGAATAAGTAGCGGTTTGATCTTTTCGTGATAGGCCAGAAAGTCTACCCACTGTCTCTCGCAGATCCAGAGCTGGCCCATTACCTGCGCTTTGTACTCCGGCGGGAGTCTGTTCTCGCGCAGATACTTCACCATCGTGTGCGGCTGCGGGCACTTTATCTCCAGCATCCCCTCATCTCCTACCAGCCCGTCCGGACTAGCTCCGGCGTTGATATTGTCGTGCAAACAGAGACCGCATTCGACGACCTGACGCTCGTACATGAATTCGTAATACTCGCGTGCTTTCGGCTCCGTGTCGATCCCGTGCTGCATCGCTGCGGTCGTTGGAAAGAATTTCGACTGCCCGGTGAGCTTCTCAGCGATCAGTTCGTCGATATAAGCATCGGCAGACGCGGCTCGCTTCCCGGTAGCCGTAATTAGACGCCCGAATGAGCTGCTGGTCGGCACTCCTCTGCGAGCTGCGTACCAGCCCTCAGTGCGTTGTTCGTGTGGCAATATGCGCATCTTCTTCTCCCGTGTATTTGCTTTCGATGTGTTTGCAGATGTCGACGAAATAGCTTCGCTCGAAATCCTTCCAATCTGCTGTGAAGTAAGTCACTAGCAGTGCCAAGCGCTTGACTCGGTGTTCGATCTGATCGAACTGCTCCAGATCTTCCTGCATCGCTTCGATTGCTTGATGAAAATGCTGGTAGTCAGAGATGAATACCGCATAGTTCTCCATATTTTCGTGCAGCTCTTCGACGCTGATCTCTAGCAGTTGAGCAATCTCGTCTGCGTATAGAATCTTCTCGTCGTCGTTCATTTATCTTTGTCCTGATAGACCATTTCGATCGTGTTCTGCTTAACGTGAAGTTTTTGCAGCGCGATCTCGGCGTGCGGCTGAGTCAGATCAGAGATACTATCGACTTTAAAGTATTTTAGAAACTCGCTCTCATCCGCTTTAGTCGAAGCCATTAGCTTAACAATCTCGGCGTGAGTCTCGTCGTTCATCTTCGGCGGGTTCTGCTGCTGCTTCATCTTCTCGGCGGCTTTATCGGCTTCTGCGCTCGGCAGATCTTCGCCCGCGTAGATGTAGTGACCGAGACCGAACATCGCTAGACACTTAACGAGACAGCGCATCTTCGCCTTATTCACCTGAACGACATCTGGGTTCGAGATCGCCTGATTCTTAAAGTCCATTACTGGGAGCCACATTTGGCGAGAGAGACCGTCGATTGTCACGGTGCAGTAAACCATGACAGAGCCGTCTCTTTGCGCCTCTGCGGGTTCTTGGAAGGAATACTCGGCTTGCGGGTAATGCTCCATAAGAGTGCCCCATGCCCATGACCAGCTCAGAAAACTGAGATTCTGTTTTTTCTCGATGCGGCCGGATACGTCGACCTGCGATAGCGTCGCCCAGATGGACGCGAATGTCGTCTTTTCGCTCATTTTAAATCTCCCGATTTAGACCAGCGGAATGCCAGTCGTTCGGCGATTATACTAAAATGAGATTAATGCGCAACTATATTGATGCGGAATTGTGGCGGGATTGTTAATAAGTCCAGATATGCGGTCTGGGAGCGTTTACGTCCATGTCGGTCGCAATGTCCAGATGGATGAATCGGCCGTCGCCCTTCTGATTGACTCCGATCCCGGTGAATAGCCCGATATTGAGTGCGTGCTTTAGCAGTTGAATAGCTTCTTCGTAACTGACTGCGATATCTACTGCTAGACCGCAGCCGTGAGCGCCGACGAAATCTTTATTCTTCTCGGCAGGATGTGACGGGCAGCGATAGCCGGAACTAATAACGAACGGAAACTCGCAGATCGTGCGCAGCGCTTGCAGTGCGTCCAGCAACTCGTCCGAGATCTCGTGCCCGGTCGAGTCGCATTTGCCACACTTGCAGCGGAATTCGCTGCGCGTGAAGTTCCGATAAGCAAGTTTAGCTGGCATTTATGAACTTCTGAACTGCCGCTTCGATGTGATTGTCGACGAAATCGTCAGCTTTCTCGATAGCTTCGTCTGCTATGTCGGCATACTTTGCCGCTGTCAGAATCGCTTCTTTTACCGCTGCGAACTTCTCCGAGCCTTTGCCAGCTTCCGGCATCTGCTCTTCGGCTTGTAGGACTAGATCTTTGATTGACGAGATTAGAAACAGAACGAACTGCGCGATCTCGAATGCTAGTTTTAACTTACCCATGATTTACCCCTTCTTTTTTGGCTTTGATTTACGCGCAGATGAGAGCGCGATTGCTACTGCTTGCTTCTGGCTTTTTCCTGATTTCATCTCTTTTTTGATATTCGAAGAGATGGTTTTCTTTCCGTATCCTTTCTTTAATGGCATTAGTCACGCCCCCACGGGTTCTTGAGTAGCACGCATTCGACGAATATGGCGACTTCGTTATCGCTAGAACTGGATTGAGCTTCAAATTCGAAGTATGTGCATTCATCGATTCGGAATGGTATCTGGCGGTCGTATTGAACCTGCGAAGTCGCAGTCGTTGCCCGGGCCACTCTAATCACGCGGCCGTCTTTATTCTGCGTCACGTTACGGAAGCGAATATATTTATTACCGTTCGCCGTTGCCGAGTTAAGAGTAATTCGGAAGATGTAGAGCGAATATCCCTCCGGCACTGTGTACTGGCACGCCTGAGAGATTCCTTCGCCGATGGCGATATACCCGAGAGTCGATGCGCCTCTGGTGACCGTAATGTTTCCGGCATTCTCGCCATCGAGCAGGATCGCTTGATTCACTCGCATGAATTCGACCGTGCTTACTACCGGAGTCGTCGCATCGGTAGCATCTAGCGTCACGACCTGCGACACGGCCTTAAATTCGCCGTCTACGCCCTGAATTAGCACTCGCTTGGACGAATCCCCTGCCGCGCTGCTAACGACGCTCAGAGTGCCCTCTGTGGCGTTTATCGGGTACTTGCCGCCGACGTTCCAGAGAGTCTCGTAGTCAGTGCCGACGACCGCGTTATATCCGAAGAGATTAACTGGAGTCGCTTCGGCGATGTTCAGCCGGGCAATGTCGAATCCGGTGTTCCCGGACGGGTTTAGATTAGTATATTCGCTCATTTATCGCCTAACTCCATATATGCGCCAGCCGCTAAAAGAGCGAGAAGTGCCATTGTAAAGAAGCGAGCAACTGTCTGCCCGACTGTACGCTTTGTATCTCGCCATGCTTCGAGCAGCGAGCGAATCTCTCTCACGTCGTCCCGAGCGTCGTCGTCGTAAAGCCCGATATCCCGAAGAGCTTCTCTTGCGCCCTTCTTTGCTGCTCGGTCGATCATGAGTTCCAGTTCTGCGTCAGTCATCGAATACATACTCGTTCGTATTGATTGGGACGATGCGGAGTCCGGCGGCAGTGCGCTTCTCTGTCATAGCTTCTGGCTGATACATTGCGATCGTCTCCATAATCTCGACAATCTCTTCGGGCGAATAAGAGCCGCCGCTGTAGTAGACAATCGAAAGAATGATTTCGGCCGGATCGTATTTAGTCATTTTACCACTTCACGCGATTGGCCCAGTAAGCGCCGCTCATCTTGCCTTTACGGATATTCTTCTCGTGCCGGGCTTTGAATGACGCCCGTCGAGCTTTATCTGCATCGCTTTCGTTCTTTCTCGGCGGCGAACCCTTCACGCCCTGCTGTCCGAACCGGATTAGCTTTACGTCGTCGCCATCTTTGGCGAGCACGACGTGGCTCTTCGTCGAGTGCCCGGGAGTCTTCTTCGGCTTGTTATAGCCTTCGAGACCGTATTTCGTGAGTCTGGGGTCTTTAGCCATTACGTTGAATCCTTTTGCTCCGATTTTAACACATAGAAGCCGATAATTATGTCAGATTTCGTGATCTGGCTCGTAATCGTTGCCGGGGATCTCGTACTCGTGCCGGATGGCTATCCCGCCGCTTCGACGGTAGACGATCTGATTCATTATGCTCGGCGACTTATAAAATTTTGATGCGTGCCAAGAATCGCTGGGAGCGAGCGTCCCGAACCTTTCGATCACTACCGAGTTATCGAACTGCTCCGCGAGCTTGCTGTGGAAGTGTCCGAGTATCCAGTATCGATGGCTCGTCTTTGACCAGACGCTCAATCTCGGCAGTACGTCAGCCAGTCTACGGCTCGGCGCTTTGTCGCCGTGTGTGACCGCGATTAGGTTCTTCCCGAACGTAGTGTAAGTATGGAAGCCCTGCGGCTCCAGAATGGTCACTCTCGGCTCTTTGGCGTATCGGTAGCCCAGAACCATCGCAATGGCGATCGCAGTGTCTGAATCGTGATTGCCCCGGGCCATAACCACCGAGACTTTCGAGTGCTTCTCCAATATCCGGGTTATCGCGTGAATCATTGTGTCCGCAGCGATGCGCATTACGCTCTCGATACGCTGATCGACATCTAGCGGCGTGAGATTTGCTGTCGTGTTTTTGTGGGAGTTCGCGTGCATGAAATCGCCGACGTTAATCAGCATCGCTTCTTCGCACGCTGGAGCTGCGTCGACCAGATAGTCGATAGCTCCCAGTAGCTCGGCAGATGCAACTTGCGAGTTGAAGTCTCTATCGCGCGTCTCGGATGCCTCAGCCCTCATACCGATATGCGCATCGCCGATTATGATGGTCGGTAATAAATCCTTAGATTTACCCTTAGCGGACGGCTTATGGGTCTTTTTCGCCTGAACTACCTGCGAGTTCAACTGCTCGACGAATGCTTTTAGCGCTTGCTCTTTCTCTGCTGTCTCCAGCTTGCGCCGGGTCTTTAGCCACGCCTTATTGCCTGAGTCGTCTTCGAGATATATCGAGCGCCCGGTGACGTACTCGCCCTCCGGGACGTGTTCGGTCGCATCCCACGCATCGCTGAACCCGGCCGCAGCCGCAGCGCCTTTTACCGTTGTGACTATGTTGCGAACTGTGGCGTGAGTTATCCCGAGAGCCTGAGCAGCTTTGCGAGAATTACGATCGCAGCTCTCCCAGATTTTGGTGACTTCTCTCTGGCGCTCAGTCTTCGCGTAATCTTCGAGCTTACTCATAAAGCAATACCTAAAATAGCAAGAATGCTAATCAATAAAATTACGCCAATAAAAGCGAACCCAATCCCGTCAATTATCATTCTTCTGCGAGCTGCTCTGGCTCGCGCTGCGTCTAGTCTTTGCTTTCTGATAGCTTGCCGCTGCCGTATCATGTCGACATAGAACTCTTGTCCTACTGTCCAAACTATCAGCTCGCGCAGTTGTGATTCCATCTGCTGCGCTTTGTGTTTCGCCATAGTCACTTGAAGTGCCTGAGCCTCTACTGAACCTTTGGCAAATATCTTCGAGATAGTGCTGGCGTTATTTATACTCGCTTCGTGTTCGAGAATAGAATCTTTAGCATCGAAAAAAGCGCCAAACTTTGTGGCGAGATCTTGTATCTCATGCCCTTTATTTACCGCTGCGTTTATGTAGTTAAATGCTTTCCCGGCGGTAGCGATTGCGACTGCGATCTCCATCATGTGTAGATCCTCACTTTCTCCGGGTCTACCAATTTCGGCAAACAGTATGCAGCAAGTTTCACGGAATCATGATTGATACCGCGAGCTTCTCGCTTGCCCGAGACTATTGCGGACGCGAATACATTACATCGATTTATATCGAAGAAAAGCATCGGCTCCCGGTCTGATACTATTTCGCCATTCACCAGAATAATGAGTATGAACGCATGAATCATTATTTCTCGCGCTGAACGCCTTTGAGCTTCTCGGCAGTTCGCATACCGCCAAGCCCAAGCATCCCGAATAGAACTGGCATCATTGTTTCCATATCAATCAGATCAAGCTGCAAATCCAGACCAGCAAACTCTAGTCCGAGATTGATAAATGGGATCAGAATAAAGTTCAGCAACATGGCGAGAGCGCATACCCAGCCGACCGCCGGACGCCAGCCAGCCACGAACATCGACTTATGAGCCGCTTCAACTTTATTCAGCTCTATCTGCGCGACCGCTTGCTCGTTGGCTTGCTTATCAGCGAGCGTAGCGATCTCGTGAGCCAGTAGCGCCCGCTGGTCTTTGTCTTCGATAAACTTATCGAGTAAGCCAGAGACCGGGGCGACTAGCGATGAGATGAGATTAAGCATCATTCTGGTTTAGCAGGCCAATTTATAGAAACTGGAAATCCTTCTTGCGAAGTAATATCCCGAAGAGCTTGGCGGTATGTAGCCCACGCTGCTTTATCTACTGGCGAGTCCGCCACTTGCGTCCAGTCTGAGTCAGTAAGCAAAAAGTTTCGCTCTAATCTTGCTTCACCTGCTTTTTGATTATCATACTCTTGAATCTGTATTGTTGTTTTATCAGTTACAGACCACTTTAATATCCATGTTTGATTTTCTAATTCTGGAGTTAAATTTTGTTCTGCGTTTTGTGTGCGCTCGTTATAAGAGGGTTTATTTTCTAAAACAACAGGGCATACACCATATTCTGCCAAAACGCTTTCTGGGACTACTTTGCTAAAACTTGTATTTGGGTTATCGCGCCTCAAGTTGCCAATCGTGTATGGGTATTTTTGGACAGAGCCGTTTGTAATTAAAGCGTACATATATTTTACCTATTCTATTTCCATGCTGAAACTTGTTGACGCTCTAGCGCGTCTACCGTCTGCTTGTGTTGCATTGTTTGTCCAACTTGCAAAAGATAATGTTGAAGTACTTGTATGGTCTACTTTTAAAACGCCAAGCTGACATCTGTTTGAAATTCCAGTAACACCAAAGTTGTTAATATTATAAAACTCATCATAAGAATCAGTAGTTGAATAAGATACGTCACCCGCTGTTCCTCCGCTAGATGATGCTCCTATTGCGAACGCACCAAACGGAGCGCCAGAGCCGCTTAGACTTCCAAATGTCATAGGAACATCGCCGTTAAATGAACTTTGCTGAGTGCTTGCAAGCAATGGGGTTTCACTTGCATTTCTATAAACACCACACCACGCTAAAGTGCCATGAAGATTTGTGTAAGTTGTAGATATTGGAAAAGATATATTAGAAGATGTGCTTGCTGTTGCAATCGTATAAAAAGCAGTCAATGATATTTCGAAAGTATCATTTTGATATACATTACGAATATTTGTATAACCGGATTGATTTGGCGTGCTTGGCATTTGAGAAGATGGTGCACTCGTTGACGATGTGCAAGCAGCAAAAATTATTAAATCACCGACTTCAAATGATGGAATATTAACATTAATAGACGACGGCTGCTCTGGGGTAGTTTGAGTAGTAGAGCCAATAAGCTCTAGCTCAGTGTTACCTTTGCTTCCAGATGCAGAAATTAGTTTAGTTGCTGTACTCATTAGCCCATCGCCTGTCCGGCAGTAAAGCCGTAGTAATTAGTGCCACCGTCATAAGTGACGAATACAAAAACATCTACTCCGCCAGAGGTGGCGGTCAATGTTGGCGCAGTAGCAGCCGCCCAATCTACACTAGAAGGCCATGTTATTGTTCTGGCTGTCGTGTCTTGCGTGACTTTTAATGAAAACGCGCTGACTTTTCCCGATGCCGCAGGATTAGAAAAAGTATAAGTAACATTCTCTGTCAGTGTATGAGTGAAATTGTCACCATCTGTTAGATTAAGAGTTGCTGCGTTAGAGCTTGATGTGATTACTGTTGATTCTTCAATCTTGCCGTTATCAAAAGTAACCACGCCGTTAGCGTCTGCTGTTACTGCCTTCGATGCCTCAGTAGCTCCAAGAGTTGTTATATCTAAATAGTTCAACTCCGCAGTTGTAGCAGTAATCCCATCAAGTGTATTTATTTCCGCAGCAGTTGCGGTCAGGTCAGAAATTTGGCTAACTGTAACGGAAGTCGCAATAGCCGCGCTATCTTGCCATCCAGAACCGTTATATACACGGGTAGTATCTGTTGTAGTGTTAAAATACTGAGCGCCAGTTAATAAAGCATTGCCGTCATTATCTAGCGCTGGGTCACTTGCTTTTGCGCCTAAATAACGATCATCAAAAGCATCGTATGTCGCCGCCGCATTAGATTCGGATGTCGCCGCATTAGACTCCGAAGTTGCTGCGTTAGACTCCGAAGTTGCTGCATTAGATTCGGATGTCGCCGCATTTGTCTCGGCAAGTTCAGCAGCAGTTTGCGCAGCCTGAGCAGCAGTTACATTCGCAGCAATGCCGCCGATGTCCGTGTTCATTGCGCCGATTGAAGTATTCAGCTCGCTCTGCATTGTTACTAGAGCAGCCAAGAAAGCGTCGGCACGGGATATAAAGATTGCCGGGGCGTCAGTTCTAGCCGGAGCCGTTGGCAGTGTGCTAATAGTTGGGATTGTCATTATACGAGACCTTCGATTTCAAGTGAGCATCTGGAAGTTGTTGGATTACTGAGAATTATATCAAATTCGCGGTAATATCCGTATATGATCGAGTTTCGGTTATCTTCTTCGGCCACCCAGACCACCGGAGTCGTTCTGAGATCCGTTAATATGTTTCGAGCCACCCCGAATACCGCTGTATCAAGAATCACATCGACGTCCAGCTTGTTCGCATACGGGCCATCAGTGATGGTGACGCGCCCCTGAGAGTCCGTTCTCTTTGTTGAGTAATCTATGATCGAATAACTTGCTCCATGCTGAGAGAACCCGAGATCGGCGAACTGGCCGATAATTAGCGCTCCGCATTTAGCGGTTCCGGTGTCCGTAAACGTGACGGTAATGTCTGCGTTGGCATATGGCGGCAGATCAAGAATCGCCAGTCGGTCATCTCGGACGATCGGCTCGAAGAAGTAAGCGTACCAGTCCTGAATGCCCGAGTCAGAGATCAGAGAGAACGTCTCGTCGTAGACCGTGCCCTCTGTGGCATCGACCACTTCGACCGTCACTTCCGCGCAATCGACGTTAATCAGAGCCAGAGAGTTAACGACCGTCGGCGACTGGAGAACGTACTCCATGCCGCCCGCTTGCTCGGTCTGCTCCTGAACGATGCCATTGAATAGCTTCCAGCGGTTCGTGCTGGAGACTTCGAGCCAGTAAGTGCCGTCGTCTGTAGTCGGATCGTTCCCGGTGTTAGCGCCCTGCTGCGACTCGTATATCTTGTGGATGTTCGGAGTCGTAACGATTACCCGGTCGCCGTCAGCGTAAGTCGTGCCGACCAGCCATGCCGAGTAGTCAGCCTCCGGAACATCTGAAGACTGAAATATCGTATCTGTAACCGTTTCCGGTCGAATTAACTTCATATTATGCCCTCACTGGCGGCAAGCCGTTCTTGTCCCAGCGGTCATTGAGTCGGTAGAGCTTCTGAGTGTTTCTCGCCACTGCGATCATTACGTCTTCAATGCTCTGGCGCAGTCCGCTCATCTCGTCTGCTACATTATCAGACGCCCGGGCTTGCTCTGCGGTCTGAACGCGCTCTCCGGCGTGCAGCTCTGCGACGTAACCGTCGTATGGAACCATATTCAAGCCGTCTCTGTGCTGCGGTAGCGGCCCCATATCGCTGGTTGATATTGAGTCTGTTGTATTTGTGCCATTAACCGTTAATGTGGTGGCCTGTTCCGCAGCATTAATTACTGACGAATCCTCAGCGGCAGATAATGTCGCGTTTGCGTTATTCATTAGAATGCGGCTTCGATGCTCTAGCAATGAAGTCCCAGCTATGTCCAGAATGTCTTTAGCCCCGCCAGATCCGAATATCTGAGAGATCTCGCTTGCCGAGAGATTGTTTCTTGCGCCGACTGCTGTCACCCATTCCTGAGCAAAAGTGTCGAGCTGCGCCGTCATCGGCTTACCTTTGGCCTTCCCTTCTTCGATGAACGTGCCGAGAACCGTGCCCGGGCCTGAGCCTTCGACTCCGAGACCGTTGAACGTATGACCTGACAGATTAACCGAATAGCCCATGCTCTCGGCCAGAGCTGTTAGCATAGCGTCCAAGTCTCGCAGCGGCTTAATTGCTGCTTCGGCCTGAGCGTTTGTTGCGTTCTGCTTGAATCCTAATGGAGCGAACCCAGACTCGAACGGCGATGTCTGGAATATATTGTCGTCACTCATGCCTCCGGTTTTCGCCATAGTGATACCAGCGGTAGATGTCGGAGTGCCGCCAGAGTCGAGACCGAAGCCCAGAGCAATCGCCGCAAGCGCAGCGGTCACCGGGTTAAATAGTAGCGCCCCAAGATTAGCCCCGGCAGCAGCCGCAGCAGTCGGTGCGCCCACAGTGCCAGCAGCAATACCCGTTCCACTGCCGAACATACCGCCGATAAACTGCCCCGCGCTTGCTAGAACGCCTCCAGCGCCCAATCCTGCGGCTCCAGCCCCGCCAGTTGTTGCGGCAGTTGTTGCGGCAGTTGTTGCAGCAGTTGTTGCGGCAGTTGTTGCAGCAGCTCCACCACCGAAGACGCCGCCAGTCAGCACGGACGCCGCTTTCGCTGCCATAGATGCTATTCCGCCCCCTATTGATGAGAATATCCCGCTGAACATCGAACTGATCGAAGTACCCACTCCGCTGAATGTGTTGGAGATCATGCTGGCTATCTGTGAAGCCGCCCAGTCTGCAATAAATTGCAGGATCATCGCTTTGAACTTCTTGGCGAGATTGTCGAATGCGTCTCGACCGTTCTCGAACAAGTCCATGAAGAAGCCAGAGATATTATTCTTCATCTCTTCGTATGCTTTGGCGGCTTCTTCGGCGACTCGCTTCGCTTCTGTCTCGATGGCCTTCTGAGCTGCGTTATTATCCTCTTCGAGCTGCTTTGCCGCTGCCGCCGCGTCGATCATTGCTTGCTTTTCATTGTGCAGCTCAGTCGTTGCGTTGATTATCTCTTGACCGAGTTCCGATGTAGCGTCGACTCCGGTTTTCTGTAATCCGTTTCGAATATCTATTTCAAGATTGCTGAGATGTAGAGCTTCTTTCTCGTTGCTAATAACTCCGAGCAATTCGTGCGCTTTAGTGCGAGCCGCTTCTGTCTCTGCCGCCAGTTCATTCGCTGCGACTGCATTCTTGTCGACTTCGATCGCATAGTCAGAGAGAGATCTGCCAGTATTGTCGAACCCGGTCTCCGCCGTAGCGACTTCGGTATTCATCCCGGCGAGCTTGCCGTTCAATTCGTCTACACGGTCTCGACTTCTGGCGATTGAATCTGAGTATATATTTGTTCTGGTGTTTCCGGTCTGTAGCCCTTCCAGAGTCGTGCTATACGTCTCGTTGAACGTATCGAACGCATCTGTCGGGTTCTTTACCGCAGCAGCGACCGCCGCCATAGTAGCGACCGCCCTGTTCTGAACCCCGGTAAACATATCCATAATGGAGTTGAGAGCGCCGCCGACTGCTTCGAGAAGAAAGATATTTAGCTTCTCGAATGCGATCTGGATATTTATGCCAGCTCTCTCTGCTGCGACTTTGATCGAGTCCCAGTTCGCTATAATGGCGACCGCAGCCGCAGCGATAGCCGCCGAAATCAATCCGATTGGATTCGCTTTTATTGCAGTGTTCAACGCCAGAACCGAGACTCTCATCGCTTTGAAGCCGCCAAGAATCCGGGTAGCGTTTGATCCGATAGTGAATGCCACGAACCCGGCAAGCGCTGCGCCCACACCAATAGTCAGAGCTTCGAGATTATTAGTAATCCCGAGAATCAGAGAACTCGCGCCAGTTATTGCCGCAGCAAATATATTTATCCCGCCTACGTCGCCGATTTTGCGGAATAGCGCCGAGACGTTATCGGATAGATTAGAGAGAAGGCCCGGAAGCGCTTTCATCTGATCTTCCATCGCCGTGCCGAATTTGGTCTCGCCAATTTCGAGCAGATAGTTCTGAATCTCTGCCGAGCTGTTGCCGATCGTAGTCGTTACGCCCTGAAATGTCAGAGATACGTCGTCGCCCTGCTTCGATGCTTTGATGCCGAACTCTTTCAGACGCTCAAATTCGCCCGTAGAGGCGTCGGCGACTGCTTCGATCATTTGCATCATGTCTTTGCCCATCGCGGCTGACGTGTTGCCGTATGAGCGCAGAGCGCGTTCTGAAGGGTCTAGTCCAAGCGCTTTGAGCTTGATGAATCCTTCGACCGACTGATCGAGAGTAAATGGAGTCTGAGAGGCGAACTTCTCCAGCTCAGAGAATGCGAACGCTGCGTCTTCGGTGCTTCCGGTCATCGTCTTGAGAGAGCCTTTTAATCTCTCTGACTCTGTAACCGTCCGGGCGAAATTGGTAACCAATGCGCCGACGCCGAGCGCAGCCATAGCTCCGCCCAGCAGTTTGAATGCCGACGTTGTACTCTTGGCGCTTTTCGCCATGTCGTCGTTTGCGGCGTTTACCTTCTTGCTAGTCATCTGCCCGGTCGTGCCGAGCTGCTTGATGTCTTCGTTAGCCGCTTTGACTTGTCGAGTGTCGACTTTGATCTGTATCGTTGCTAGATCCATGCTTGTCCTTAATAACGAGTCCGCGTAGAACCGACTTCATGCCTTTGGCGATGTCGTTCTGTTCTTCTTCGGTGCGGTAGGGCGATTGAACGTCCTGATTGTCGTATTTTAGCACACTGCTGGCATAGAGAGCGGATAACCGTTTTATGGTCTCAGCTTCCCATCCGGTGAGATGCAGTTGTGTTCTCGCCACAAAAGCATCGATCTCTTGCCAAGTCAGCCCATGAACCCCGTTGCCGCTATTAAGTGCGACTCCTATTCTGCTGAGTATCTCTATGATATAGCCGAACGGCTCCACGTCTGGGAACCGTCCGGCTATCTCATTACTATCGATCATATCAATGCGTGATCGGTCTTTGTCTTTAGCCCGGGTCGAGAGCCAAGCCCACTGCTGAACGTATTTGCCCAGCAGCCCCGTTATTTCAAAAAATAACTAGCTCGATCCCCTGCCGCTTCCATTAACTGCTCGGCGATCCAGTTGCGCTTCTCATAGAGCATATTCGCGTTCTCTTTTGTGCATTTTAGTGCCGCACCTTCGAACTCGATGTTCTTGCTCCACTTGAGCGTGCTTTCTGCCAATATCTCATAGAGAGCTGCTTCGAGAACTGCGTTCGGAATCTTTCGATCCTTATAACGATTCGCGTTCCGGGTATTAACTCGCTTTGCGGCGTTTTGCCACGTCTGCGAATCTTTGCCGAGAACAATAATCGTTAAATGCTCGCCCTCATCGTCTATAAGATACTCACCATTAAAAGGATCTTGAAGTTTTACTTCGATTCCTTCTTCCGCCGCTGCTTGCAGGTCAAATTTTGCTAAATCCATAAGTCACGCCCCGAATGTGTGTTTTATTAAGCTGCTACGTTTACTGGTGCATTTGTCAGCTCTAGTACAATGCTGTCTGACTTGATGCTGTCGACGCCGCCAGCGTTTACTTGGTAGCTCATGATCAAGCCAGTGAAGTAATCGATTTCGCCGTCTGGGTAAGTGATTGCAACTGATACTTCTACGTCGGTCGCAGCAGCAGCTTTCGCAGCAACTTGACCAGTATCCGCAGCGTCAGCAGCGAATGAGAGAGTAAGAGTTCCGTCGTTTACCGAACCTTTACGCTTAACCACGCGACGCTCACCGAGAGGCGAGTGAGTGATTAAGTTGTAAACCGAGCCGAATGCTGGGATCTCTGTAATCTCGCCAACTGTAGCGAATGTGAGAGCCGCGAATCCTGCTGCGTCGTATGTGGCGGGAAGACCTGAGACGACGCCCAGAGTAGTGCCCGCAGATGTTTGAATTGCCATGTTAATTGCCTCTTATTTGTTTGCTGCTTTGATATTCTTAACCAGCAAACGGTTAAAATTTTGCAGATTCTTCCGAACCATCCCGTCTGGATGCTTTTTAGACCAGCCATATTCCAGACGTTCAATATACGGAAGGTTATTTGTCAGATAATAAAGATCGCCCACTGCCACGCTTACTGTTTGGTTGACGTCTGCGATTGCTTTGGCTTCGCCCGATCTTCTATCAACTACGGAAACATCACCAGTCGCCCCGCGACCGACGGATGCTTGCCAATTACCACGGGCACGCCCGGTATCTGCCGGAGTGTCCTTAATTATTGCCGTGCTTACTTCGAAAAGAGTCGCTCGGATGCCCTGATTCAGAGTCCGGTCGATCTTTGCTTCGATCTTCTTCCAGTCAGATTCCCAACTCAAACGAGCGCCCTCCAACTAATTGTGACCGGGATCTGATACCAGTTATCTCTTCCAGAGAATGATCCGATACTGGTCGTTTCTATAATACTTTGAGAGATCGACGTTTTCGTTATTTTAACCGTTACGCCGTTATATGTGTACTCTGCGCCACGCGGAAAGTGCATCGCGATGAGCATGGCTTGCTCTTGAGCAGCGAATCGACGATCTCCGCGACCAGCCATTACACTGACCTGATACAGTCCTTCGTAATCGTCTGCGCTAGTATGAGCAATTCCGACCGCATCTTTTATATTCGGCAGGAATGACTCTTGCAGATATAGAGTCCCTTCGACTGGAGTGTATTCCGCGTTCTCGTAAGCGATCGGCGGCACTCCGGCAGTCTGGATCTCAGCCAAACGAACCGAGAGAGCTGTATTGATGTCCTTCTCTGCTGCGCTCATATTCTAATCTGGCATATATACATGACGTTAGTTCCCGCCGGGTTTATTGGTGAGACTTGCATTACGCGCCAAGTCCTACCGTTTACGCCGACCTTCCAGTTCGCTTTCGGCTCAGATGCCACATTACTGGCGAGCAGCTTTAGATCTGACGATAAAATAGTGTCGCCATTTATCTCGGCGTTCTTAAAGTTTGTCGCCACTCCGTATCCACTGACAGTAGACTCGCTCGCTGGCGTCGTTACAACGCCCGTCGCCGGGTTAATGACTTCGCCAGTTTCATAGCTGAACGTGATTGCCTGACCGTTATCTCGGAGCAATCGCGTCGCAGTTCCTTCGAGAGCTGTGTAATTAACGCCCATATCAGCCCCTAATGGTTCGGATATTGTTGCCGCCAGTGCTTGATGTCACCAGCTTGCGCATTGCGTTGCCGATGCTTCGAATAACTGTAGAGATAGAAGCGTTGTCCATATACTCCACTTCGAGTACGTCGACCTTCTCTTTCTTCACTGCTCGATCTACTGTTGAGAGCGGATCGTTGCCCGCCATGATAGAGATGGCGATAGTGATCTGCGCATCTTTGACCAACTGTGGAATCTGGTCTGAATCTGTGAGATAGCCGTCGATCCATAAATCCGAACGCGGATACTGGAGCGGCTGTGTCTCGATATACTTAATGCCGCGAAACGGCTGTTGCTCGAAATAGTCCATCGCCAAGATAAGCAATTGCGACTCGTCTCCGTAAGTGCCAGAGATCGTGATATTACGGTCTGCGCAATACTGAGTGAACTCGGCAGTAGTGACGTAGCTGTTCGCGTTTGGGACGATTGAGCCGTCTTCGACGATGATAGTAGCCATTTAGCTCTCCGCTTTGGGCTTGCGAGTCTTCTTCGGCTCTGCCTTCGGCTTTGCCGCTGGCTTTTCACCGAATAGCGTCATTGTCTTGGGATCAAAATCAGACTCGTTGATGGTAACTGCTTGCCCATCCCGGTCGATCTTTACTGTTGGTAGTGCGTGCATAGTCCTCTCCGTGAATGATGCGGAGCGCCCGAAGACGCCCCGCGATCACTTTTAGCCGAGCAGAATACCCATATGCTCTGGCTTGATGGCTGAGACGCCCCAAGCGAGTGCTACTTCAAAGTGAACCTGACGGTATTCCTTATACATAGACACTTCGAACGTGATGCCTGAACGCGGATCTGTCATGAGCATTACGTCTTCAGCGAGATCGCCTTCAACTGGACGAGCCGGAGCGCGTGTTACGAGAACGATCGCGTCGCGGTTGAACGCCATGTTCGCAGCGTAGCCGTTGCCGACTGTTACCGCTACGTCGCCCGCTA